AGTGCTGCAACCTTGGCCTCCAGCTCTTCAATCCGTGCCATCGCCTCTTGAAGGGCTTTGACGGATTTCATGTAGAGCACGGAGTAGTTGACGTTTTTGGTGACTGTTCCGACAGGTTCGCCGTCTTTGTTCAGGTCAGACGAATCAAACACCAAACCAGGAGAAATCTGCTCAACCTCCTGAGCGATCACACCGATTTGCGTATGGGTTTGACCTTCCTTGAAATTGTATTTACGAACGCGGATGCCCTTGATGTCATCCCACTGCGATGACGCATCAACAATGTTCTCCTTCAGCTTGATGTCAGACAAGCCTGTGTAGCTGTTATTTGTGTTTTTAACATTGCCGTTAGTGTAGATAGCAATCGACTGAGTGCCGGTGCCGATTTGCCCTTGTGTTGCCGAATAATTTCCACTAAACAGGGTGTAAGTAACGTCTGCGCTTGCAGTAGATTCAGATATAAAGGTGTTGTTGACCGCAAGGTTGTAAAACGTTCCGTTTGAGCCAAACACGCCACGTCGCGTTCCACTCGTAAATAGCTCTAGCTGGTTGTTTGAGTGGTCATAATTGATTTGACCGACTTCGTTTGCAGCGCCAGTGCTGCCATCTGCAAAATAAATCGCGCCAGTATTGCTGCTGCCCGTGTGGATCGTTAGTCCACCGTTTCCTGAAGACTGATAAATGACAAGATTGTGCGCGTCAGCGTTATAGGAGCTAGGCGTGTTCGTGCCGATGCCCAGGTCACGGTTGATGTTGCCGGTGATCGTGAACAGCCCTTGCCAGCCATTGTTGGCCGCATTCCGAATCTGAAGTTCGCCTGCTGAAGTGTTGCCCCACAGCATGTAGGCAACCGTTGAGCTGGGTGAGCTGCTACCGCTGTTGGTGCTTTGCACCGCGTCTAGGCACAGGTTCAGATCGCTACGGAAGCTCGCGCCGGTTTGATTGGCAATGTCGTAATCGTGCTGTGCCATTAGACGATGATCTCCTTGCCGTAGCCGACGGCAGTGTAGGTAAAGGAGCGACTTACAGTCACGCCGTCTTGTTTGAACTCTAGTTTAAATCCAGTACGCGTCACCTCCGTAATCTCCAAGAGGTCGCTTGCAAACTGGGTGTAAGCGGTAACGCCAATTGCAGGTTCTTCGTAGAACGGCTGGGCAAAGGTCACCGTGTAAGCGCCCGTGCCCGGTGTATTTTGCAGTGCGCTGCGCTCGATCCGCTGCTGCATTTCCATGACATAGCCCAGCTCGCTGATAGCGATGTTTTGCGCCACATTCTCCGTAGTCGCAATGATCTTGAACTGAAGACCCCTACCCCGGATCAATGCGTTGGTCATCTCGTTCCAAGTGCCCCAAGTCGGGGTGCCGCCTGGGTTGTCCTTGGTTGTGCGGACATACATCAACGCATCGACCTGATCAACGCTGTCGCCGTCAATATCGGTCCAAGTGTCAATAAGGCTTGTCTGAGAGTCCCACAAGTCGTTGGGCAGATAACCGTATGTGACCAAATTGCGTCGCAGGTTTACGTCAAATACGCCGCCAAGGTCAACAGTGTCTTTAAAGACATACTCGCCAGTCAACAACGTTGGATCAGTCAGTCTCAACGCATCCAGACCGGAGTCGTAGGTCATATTCGTTGATGTGCCAGGGAAGGCATCGGTAACTGTGTCAATGTTTCCGAGGCTGTCCCATGTGCCCATGTCGTCGATGAACACAAGGTAGTTTGTGTCCTCAAAATGCTCTTCGACTAGCAGGCGATCTTGGGGAGTTGGTAGATCAGTAATTACTGCCGCTGGGGTTGCGGATCTATTACCGGTGTCGTCCTCAAATTTGACTAGATATGTTCCCTCAAGTAGTGGCACCTGTTTTTGGGTTTGGCTGCCCGCTGCCGCAGTAATGACAGTTTGCGCCGCATCCCAGGTGGCGCCAGACAGCGCCTTGCTGTGGCGGATCAATACTTTGCCGCCAAGCAGCACATCTAGCGCCAATGCACGGTCCCAGCTCAAAATGGCCGTAGCTTCTGAATTTGGAACCAGGCTCAAGCCGGTCGGTGTCTCCGGTGCAGCGCTTTTTGCCTCGACAAGCGCACTAAAGCTTGCGTATTCCTTTGAGGGCAGACGGGTTTGATTACGGCTCCAGACCTTGAACTCGTATGTTTGAGGGTCCGTATCCAGAATTTCTATCTGGCTGCTGCGGGTAATGACATCGGACCAGTTGCCGTTCTCGCCGCGCCAACGAACTAAATAATCAGGGGCGTCCGCAACCGGAGTCCAGCTAACAATCAGCTTGGTTTTTGCAGCACCAGCTTCTTCGTAGAACAGTTCGGTGTGCTCAAAACCAGTGGGCGTTGCGGTTTGAACGTTGAGATTAGTGATGTCGCGCTGCTGGAGCGGATCGCCGTTTTCGACGTAGTTGTACTTGCTGCCTTCATACGCCAGGGCAGTGACTGCGTAAGTGGCACCGTCCTGTTCTTCAATCGCAAGGACGCGCCAAGTTGTTGTATTGATGTCGGTGGTGCCGTACAGCCAAACACTGTTGGCGTTGGGTGCGCTGCTAAATGCCGTGCTGACGGTGATCACATTGCCACTGATGCCGCTAACTGAACGCTGCTCGACCGTGCCATCGCTCAAGATCACATTGAGCTGAGGGCTATTGGCGGTGGTCAAGCCTGTTGCATCATCGACCGTGACTGTGGTGGTCGTAGCCGAAACGATCCGACCGCCCCGGCGTTCACCAGCTTTGACTGGATCGGCAATCTTGATTAGTTGACCGGGACGCACCAGCACACCAGCATCGACGCTTGTGCTGAACGTCACGGTCTCGGTTTCGTATTGCTCGGAGTACAGCAACCACTTGCCAATCCGCGCTGCTTGTCCGCGTGACGTACAGGCAAAAGCTGAGATGTCGCGCTTGACGACGCCGTACTGGCTGATCTTGGTATCGTCTTCTACAACCTCGTAGGCAATATCCCGCAGGTCTAAATCCAGATAGCTGACAGATACAACATTGGGGCGATTCTTAAGGCTGCTGCCTTCGTAGCTGAAGCCCTGTTCGCCTACGTTGGCAAGCGTGAACAGGTACGCCCAATCGTCAGGCTTATCTTGGCTGACCGTTAACGCACCAGTGCTCCAGAACGGCATCGCCCGGAAAACCGAGCACATGTCGTTGATGAGTTTGTACGCTTCCTCTTGAGTCTGGATGTTGACGTTGCAGCTAAAGCGTGGTTCTTGCCCATTAAGCCCGTCGCTGACCAGCTCGCTGCTGTACTGAGAAGCAGCAAAAAATGCCCACTTATCGAGCTGAGCTTCTGTGATGTGATCGCCAAACCCATATCGGGTGCTGGTCAATAGATCCCACAGCACCCAAGCAGGATCAGAAGTCCACCTACGATCGTAATCACCCTCAGGGGTTTCTTTAAACGTTCCATCCCAAACGTCGTCATAGATGAGCCTTCCGTTGGTTGAATCAACAGTTGCGTTGCTTGGAATTTTTACTTTGATTCCGCGAATTAGGTAACTGCGGCTTGGGATGTTGTTGAATTGGACTGCGCTAAGACGCAATGCAGCTAGTGCGCTGTTCGGATAGCTAAGCTTGTTGTAAATAATTTCTGTGTAGCTGTCCCAGTAAAGTCGGTTATATACATTGGAATCAGCAATGTAATCGTCAAGCGAGGCGCGTACTACTTTGATGTCAACCGGAAATTCCCCATCAATGTTGACGATGTAATCCCGCTGGTACGGATCGGACGTGCGACCAGAAAGATCATTTTTCACTTTAAGGGTGTAGCCGCCGCCGTTGTACTGAACATAGATTTCGACGTTGACACCAGAGCCGCGAATGTCGCCATTTGGTCGGATCTTCTGTAGCGCTGGCACACTTACAGTTACGCGAACAGCGTTGACATTGGTATCCGTAATTGTGCGAACAATCGGGACTGCATTGCTAACAAGCACATTGACAGGTCGCTCGTCCTCAATCGCGGCGGCAAGGCTGATTGCATCTTGAGCGTTAGCTCCAGTAGTCAGCTGAATGTATTCAGCAACCTTGTCTTCTGGGATGCCGTAATTAAACTTGCCGTCAGCCTCCTGCAACGGCGTGTTCTCAATGAATATTGACTTATAGCCGTCCTTTAACCCTTCGATTTCGCCTTCGCTGAGCAAATCAACGAAAGTCGCATACTGGATTGAATTTAGATTGTCTGAATCCTGTTCCGGAGTCCTAGTGGTTTCAGCCATCAGAGGTTGTCGGTGTCAATACCGCTAGAAATGACGACAGAACCAACAAGGGTCTCGCCATAAACGACAGGGACTGGCACCCCTTGACGGCTTGTCTGCTGGATGCCCGAAAAGCTGTAGGACTTGCGCGGATCCTGTTGGGTATCGGGACCAGTGGTCGGTACAACGGGCACTGGCGTCAATAGTTGAGCGAC